CTCCAAGTGCCTAGAGTGCGGATGCAATCAGCCAGGCACAGATCACGGATTGACACAGACCAACGACTTCGCAAATGTCGCGAAGCCATCCCATGTCACAACAGCAGAGATGTACACACCTGACCAGACACCTAAGAGTGCAGAGCCAGATGATGCTGAGAAGAAAGAAGAAGATGAAGTTTCTGCAGATGAGCCTAAGTCTGTAGATGTAGAAGCCATCGTTGAAGAAGCGATAAAGAGCGCAACACAGTCCATCAGAACGGAGATCGAGGCACTCATGTCTGCAAAAGAGGCAGCAGAGGGTCGTGCGATGAGTTTGGAAACTGAGTTAGCTACGGCTAAATCTCTCGCGGCAGCAGGAGGCCCAAAGCGCACAGCGAAACCTGTGGCTGAAACCTCTAGCGACCTTCTAGTGAAGGCTGCTATGTATAACGCGAAAGCAAAGGCAACAACTGACCCAACACTTGCAAAGGGATATCGCGCACTAGCTGAGAAGTTTGCAGCAGAGCATGACACCCTGAACAAGTAAAACCCAAACAACGAAAGGAACACGCAATGGCTGAAATGCCTCGCGCTACTGATCTCTTCGGTGATGTATCACCTGTAGAGGCAGCGCAACGCCATGAGGAATACCTCGGTAGCCTCAACAAGTCATTGGGTAATGCCTCATCTGTTCCAGGACAAGCACCTGTTGATGCTACATCGGCTCTAGAGTCACTCGTAGCTAACAAGTCCCTTGCTCCTGATGCAGTAGCTGGACTTCAAAATGCACTCGCCGCACAACGCATGGCGATGCAAGATATCCAGAAGGACATCACCCTTACATCTCCATTGAGCACCTCCTTTGCAGCCTTCGATCTAGAAGCACCTGCAAAACTGCTCACACCACGCCCAACCCCACTACGCAATCGCATCCCTCGCAAGAAGGGTGTCGGTACTTCTCACCGTGTCAAGAGAATCCTCGGATACACCGGTACAGGTACAGGCGGAGTCGGAAACACATGGCCTGGTATCACAGAATCCTCAACCGCGACTTTCGGTTCTATCAACTACGAACGCGGCCCAAAGATTTCTTATGCTGCTGACGACCTAGTGTTGCCATACAACAGCTACTCACTATCCGACAGCGTTTCGTTCGATGCTAACTTCTCAGGTCTTGGATATCAAGATCTTCGTCAGCTCTCATCCACATCTACGCTATATGCAACGATGTTGATGGAAGAACGCATGATGCTCATGGCTCGTGGTACTGCATCTGGCTACTCAGGCGCACTCTCAGCACCTACCTTCACACTCGCATCACCTGTTGCATCAGGATCACAAACAGCTCTCGCTGCTGCCACTTACTATGTAAATGTCACCGCAGATGCTGGTATCTCAGGCAACGGCTTCGGCGAATCCATCCTCGGTACTGAGGCTTCTACTGCAGTCGCATCAGGCGATGTCTTGACAGTTACTGTCAGCACCGCAGTCGCAGGTGCTCTTGGCTACAACATCTATGTTGGTACAGCTACAGGCGCAGCGAACCTCAAGTATCAGGGAACACTAAAGGGAACAGGCACATTCACCATTCAAGGTGCAGGTGCTACAGGTTTGACCGGCAACAACGCTGCGTTCACCACATCAGGTGCAGCAGCATCTCGCGCATCCGCAGATACCTCTGCATATGCAACAGGCTATGACGGCATCCTCCCAACTGTTCTCGGAGCTAACAGCGGCTACAACAACAGCATCAACAGCACCTTCAGCACAGCCAACCCAGGCGCAGAGTTCCAGACTGTGTTCGCACAGCTCTACTCAAGTGTCAAGGCTGATCCTGATCTAGTGCTACTCAACGGCAATGACCGTAAGCAACTCTCTGATGCAATCAAGAGTGGCTCTACAGCTAACTACCGCTTGACCATTCAAGAGCCAGGTAAGGATGGAGTCACATACGGCTCTATCGTCACCGGTATCCAGAATGAAGTCACAGGTAAGGCTGTCGATCTGATGGTTCACCCCTGGCTAAATCAGGGCGTTGCACCTGTCCTCTCATTCACACTTCCTATCCCAGATACCGAAGTGAGCGATGTATGGGCGAACTTCATGGTTCAGGACTACATGGGCATTCAATGGCCTGTGACTCAGTTCAGCTATGACTTCTCAACCTACTTCCGAGGTACTTTCTTCTGCACCGCACCTGCATGGAACGGCGCAGTATCAGGAATCATCTCCGCGTAGTACAACTGAATAAGGCGAGGAGGGTGCGGTGTAATAGCCGCACTCTCCATCAGTTCTAGGAGGCAAAATGCCAAGATATGTAGCTCCAGATAGAGGCGTGAAGGAGACTGTTATTGGCGGTGTGAAGTACAACCCTGGAAAAGGTGGGCTTTACACAGTAGAAAACAGAGCGCATGGCGAGGCGATGAAGCGAGAGGGCTTCTTCGAGGCATCTCTCAACCCGATCTCACATGGCGACAGACAGCGTGGCTTCACCTGCACAGCCTGTGGTTTTGATGGATGGTTTCGCAAGTGTGGTCGCTGTGGAGTAGAGGCGACAGATATAGCTAGAGATGGGGAATAGTCATGGCAGTAGGTATCACGCCCGATACGCTTCAAGAGAGTCCCTACCTCACAGTCCAGGAGTACAAAGATGCTCCTACCTCTATTGACTACAACAACCTCGTAGTCGGAGGCAATCAAGCAGCGCAGGATGCCGAGCTCGCAAATGTGATCCTACGGGCATCCTCATATATGAACGAGTACCTCAATCAGAGTCTCGTGGCAGACTCCTACACAGAAACACAGCGAGTCAGGGTCAATGGACAGGGCATGATAGCTCTGCATCCCAACAACTCACCCATCATCTCGCTCTCTAGTTTTGAATATGGGGCTGATCCCAACAACCTAGTAGCCCTACCAGACTGCTCGACAGCGTGGTTCGAAGCGCAACAGCTCATCATTCCTCTCTCAAATCTCGGCTTGAACTACAGCTCGCAGGGGCCGTTGGGCTTCGGCTTCGGCTATAGCCCACGCCAACAACTCTTTACTCAGTACACCTATGTCTCAGGCTTCGTGAACACCACTATCGCTACGGCTACCGCAGCAGCCACCTCCCTGACAGTCACCGATGGGACAGGCATCATCGCCGGTCAGCAATACCGCATCTACGATGGATCAAAGAGCGAGCGCATCACAGTAGCTAGCACATATACCAATGGCTCTACGACAGTACCTCTGACAAGCGCGCTCGCCTACTCTCATGCAGCAGGGGTGGCTATCGGCAATATGCCTAACGCCATCAAGGAGGCTTGCATCCTCATCACTACCGCCTTCCTGAAAGTACGAGGCGACAACAGCATGACGATGAATCTGACTACTCAGCCTACGACCAACATCGGAAACAACGCTAGGTACTCAGGCGATATCGCCCTTGCCCTCGATATGGTGAACAAGTACCGCAGGATCAGGTAATGGCAGGGCGCACAGGGGTACGAGCTACCCTCACATCTTTCATATCAAACCCACCGATACCTACGCTCAATCAGGTGTTCACATCTTTCCCAAAGCGCATCAACTTTCAGGTGAACGCGCAGCCTGGACAACTGACTCGATCTGCTGCTGTCGTCTTTATAGCCTCGGAGAACGAGACTCGACTAGCCATAGGCGGAGCGCATAGCGGATGGAAGCGCGTGGACTACACAGTAATCATTCAGCTCTACACACACTCTATGCACCCGAACTCTGAGGCTGCAATGACAGATTTTGATACCCTCGTGGACAACATCAAAGAGAGGCTTCGGTCTGACCATAACTTCGGAGACACCACAGGCAACCTCGTATGGCAAGGCGCAGAGCCAATCATCAGAGCTCGGTATGGAGAACCTGCGACTAGCAATGAGGGCGCAACAGAGACATATGCTGAGTTAGAATTCGATGTGACAGAGATGATCCAGGCATAAGGAGCACTATGAAACTGAAATATAACGGCACAGATGAACGAGTGTTCCCTGCTATTGGGATCACAGTCAAGCCAGGTGATGAGTTTGATGCGCCCGAAGGATTTGCACATCCTGACTGCGCACCTGCAGGTTCAGCACCACGCGTAGTACCAACAGCACCAATCAAGCAGTCTGTCCCTACAGACGAGAAAGCAGGAGAGTGAATAGATGACCGTACAACAATCGGTACGCTCGTACCTCGGTATCGCAAAAGAAGCAACAAAGGGTACGGTTGTAGCACCAACTGACTTCATCCCTGTCGCTAAGGACAGTTTGAAGCCTGTAGATATCGTTGATCCTTTATACGACACAGGGCTTCGTGGCTCAAATGTTGTGAACTACAACTACATCCAGGGTCGCACAAGATCGACTGTGGACTTCGGTGGAGCTGTATTCGCAGACACCATCGGATACTCCATCGCAGGTCTGCTCGGAGATGTATCCACCGCAGGTGCATCCGCCCCTTACACACACACCATCTCGCTCAAAAACAGCTTCACCGCAGGAGCAGATGACCAGCCAATCAGCTATACGCTGACAGATTTCTACGCAGCAGGTAATCGCTCATACCCAGGATGTC